GTAGACTCTTTCACGAAAAAAGAAGTTTTTGATGCGTTGTTGCGATTTTGGATGCGTTGTGCTGTCTTTTGGTTGACGAAGCGTGCTCCTCTGGAGGCGTTGCATGAGGCGCATGATGGGACGAGGTTGGCTCGGTCATAGGGGTCGCCTCCACGGTCAAGCTCTACGATGTGGTCTACTTGTGTGGCCTTGGTGCGCTTGCCCTTGAGCCTGCACCAGTGGCAGTCACCATCCTCCTCGAGTACAAGCCGGCGAACTTCCTTCCAGCGTTTGGTTCCGTAGATCGGGCTACCTGCCATGAAGCTCCATGCCGATGAGGCATCCGCACTTCTCGAGGTCTAGTCCTTTGATGACGCGCCAGCCTGTGTCTCTGCATTGTCCACAGGCTGAGTGATCTGCTACTTGAGTACGCGTAGGGACTATCTCATAGTCTTTGTTATTTAGTTCTTGATATACATCGGGGTTATCCCCACAGGGATTATCCCCACGAGGTGCGACCTGCGGTGATGTGTTTTGCACAGTGTTATTCACACGCTGTGGAGTGTCGAAGACGAGAGTGTCATACTGCCACTTCCCACTCTCATCTTGGTATCTTCGGCGCTTGATGTAGCCGGCGGACTCAAGCTCTGTCATGGCTGTCCTGATGGCATCTATTCCTTCGCGTTTGACACTGGCGAGGTGTCGTGTGGAGGTTCTCCAGTTGTCAGGCTTGGACAGGACGAAGATGAGGACTGCTGTGGCCTTAAAGGTCAGACGCGAATCCTCAATGATCTCGTTACGGATCTGAGTCCAGTTTGACTCTGGTCGTGGCGCTCGATAGATGCTCATACAATGTCTTCCAATGTGACGCGCTTCCCTGCGCGGTAGGTCTGATAGCCGGCGACAGTACCGTCCACGATGACTTTCACATAGCGGTCAAGATGCTGATCTTGGTTGAGGAGCGTCATGACGATGGATGGGTTGGTGTGCAGCTCTGACGCTTGGCTCTCGGTCAGTTTGCGAGGGTTGCCGACTCGATGCATACAGATCACTTGATACTGAATCATGCTCCGAGCCTCAACCAGTGACCGTCAATCAGAGTCTCGGCGAACATGACACTCCTTGAGCGCGCTTGGATGAAGATCCCGTCGATGCTCAGATACTCGCACTCAAGGCCACCTGTGCGCAGAGCGAAGATGTGGATGTAGTGCCGATTCGGATTATCCGAGTCCCCTGATTGGAACAGGATGCGCATCGGGCGGATGGGTTGCATCCAGTCTGTGAATACATTGTCGGGGTTCATATTGCTTCTTCTTTCGCTTGTAGGGACTTAAAATGTTTGAGAGCTGCGCTTGGTGGAGCAAGCTGTGAGATCGGTAGGTCGTGACAGTCGGTGTTGTAATAGCGTCCACTTGGGACATAGTCGCCATCGGGAAGGCGACGCATCATAGGATCGCCTGCATGGTGCAAGGTTGCCATTCTGAAGAACTTGTCCCACGAACATCCGCCAAGAAGCCACACTGCTTCAGGTGTGCCGGCGACATACTGCAAATTGGCGAAGAAGAAGAAGTCAGACTTCTCGATTGGGTTCTTACGAACACCAAAATTGACTAAGTAGTGCAACTGTGGCTCGAAGTTAATGGTTTGAGTTTTGACTTCTATCGTGTGACCTGAATGAAGCTGCACATCGCTCTTCAACCCTTGGTGTTTGTAGGCCAGCAGGTCGTTAGTCCAGCAGTAGTCAATGACAGCGATCTCACCGATCGCACCGATTAAAGAGTGCTCTTCTTTGTAGTCAGCGCGTTTCTTAAAAGTTGCGCCACTCATGTCTTCTAGCAGTTCATTAGCCTCAAAGATGAGGCGATCGGTGACTTGCACTCGAATCATCAGAACGCTTCTCCCTCGGTCATCTTCTTAGACTTCAGATCCGCAACCAGCGACTCAAAAGCGAGACGACCAGACGGAACCTCGCCGGCATAACCGAGAGCCCTAAGTAGTCGTCGCTGTCCTTCGGATGCTTCCCAAGGCTTCACAGGCTTCGCAGTCTGCTCTTCCTTCTGGCGGTTGATCACTTCCTCCAGTGAGGCCATCTTCGGGAATGACATCATGAGCCCTGCCAAGCGTCCGAGACATGAAGTTGACGCGTTCATTTGCTCGCTGTCTCGAGTGAAGGAGGTCTTGCCGGGGTACGGCTCAAAGCAGGTCGCTTGACATGGGAGCGGATCGTCGGGAGTACGCCATGCCTGCATCGTGACACTGATGAAGGTCTTGTCACCGATCGTCACGATCTCTGGGCGATGCTCCTTGATGCGAAGCTCGGGCCACTTCTCTAGTAGAGCTGCGAAGCGTGTCGGGACATCAACATAGTTACTGAGATCCATAGCGTTCAGCCTCCTCGAATCGGTTGATCGTGGATGTCATTGATCCGAACGGATCGTTTGCAGGCTTGTAGAAACTGATGAGCTCATCGTAGAGATCGCTTGCGATTCCTTGCCAGAAGCGGATGCGTGTATCTCTGATCTTGAGTCGGAGCTCAAGGTCGGCGATGTGCTTCTCCTGCTCTCTGATCGTCTGAACCATGCCGTCGGGGTCGTTCATTGGATAATCCTTCCTAGTTGGATAATCCGACACTACTGCAAGGGTGTGTCAGAGATGAGCATCCCGTGACGCTGGTTCTCCGATGTACCTCCCCAGATGCCCGGAAGAGCTCGATAGCCGAATGAGAGCGCATACTTGAGACAGTCATCTATCACTGGACAACTCTCACAGACTGCGACAGCTCTTCGAAGATGTTGCCATGCTTCAGCACCGACCTCGGGGAAGAACCAGTCAACGGGCAGATCACGACAAGCTGCTTCTTCTTGCCAACTCAAACTGTTCAGCATGAGATGCTCCAAGGTTGCCATCCACACTTCCCAGCTTCTTCTCGAGCGTTCCACAGTAAAAAGGCGAAGCGCAGGTTCTTGGCAGGGTCAGCCATTGCCTCCTCGAATGGGATGCCGAAGATCTCCTCGGCCCACGATCTGTGAGCTGTGGCGTTGACTTGTGTGAGCCCGTGATCGCCAGTCTTAGAAACGATCTGAGCGGTACATCTGGTCTCCTTCCACATGACGCGACCTAGAGTTTGCAAGACTTCTGTCCTGTTGGGCCAGCCCATCTCTATGGCAAGCGGTAGCCATTCTTGACACTTGGTGTCGGGGTCTATCTGGGCGAGCTGTGGGAGCGTTGTAGAGGTCTCTACGGGCTCATCGTAGATAGTCGCGTTCTCCTCTGCGATCATCTGACCGATGAGGGCTTCTTGGTCTGCGATCTGCTCATCGGTCAGAGGGACGATCTGGACAGTCTGAGGGATTCTGATCGTGGTCTCTGGCGGTGAGTCTGACGATGATCCGAAGACCACGACCAGACTGAAATATGCGAACGCCACAAGGGCGAGGAACTTGAACGGGTGCATTATGTGCCTCCAGTGTCGGGGCTCAGCTGATGCTGTGCTCTCTTGGCTCGATCAGTTGACCGAATGAGCGACGCGATGTCAAGTCATTCGGCGAAGATTCGAGCGAACGCTTCCTCTACCAGTTTCGGATTATCTGCCATCAATGGCGAGATCTCAACATGAGTCCAGTCAGCTCCGGGTGTGCCTCCGTTGCGTGTGGCAGTCCAAGCCTTCCAAGCGTCACGATCGCATCGGTAGCCTGCTCCCCACTTTGTAAGACCTGTCAGAGGGCATCCAGTGCCATCGTAGGCATGGATCTCTTCAATGTTCAGATCGTCACGGTGCTCATAGAGAAACTCCACAAGAGCCTTCCGTTGAGGCTTCGTACCTTTGAGATCTGTCGCTCGCCATGTCGCATGAACTGACAGCGATGATCCTGAGCGCATCGAACGGTTTGCATAGATGCCGATGTTCTTCACGCCGAAGAGGTACTCACAGTATTCGACGAGTCGCTTTGTGCCGGCGCGTGGTGTGGGATGGTTTCCGTCTTTGTTCCCTGTATACGGTCTAGATGTCATCTTTGTCCCCTTTGTCTTTGAGGCCGTTACTGGCGAGGATTCCTGATAGTGCTCCGGTGAGGAAGAGCATCATCGGGGATAGGAGCGACCATGCGCTTTCATCGTTTGGTGATACTTCTAGAGGCTGGATGACGAAGAGCAGGCCGTAGAGCAGTGACGCAGTGGAGATGACAAAGGTTGCCGAAAGTGTAATTCCGACGATCAGGATGAGTCTGGCCTTGATTTCTGAGTTGGTGTATTTCTTCACGGGTTGCACCTTGTCGCTGTGGGTTGTTGTTTGCAGTTGTCTCGAGTGCGGTCATTGCAGCCTGTGACAACGAACATCAAGACGACGGCGAGAGCTGCGATCACGGCAAGAGTTTTCATGGTGTATCTGGGAAATCGGCTTCGGGGCCTGGTGTCCATGTTGCTGGGAAATCTCGCAATGCTTGGCGGTAGGTCGCCCATGCTTGGCGGTCACAACTTGCGTCTGGTAGTTGTGTCCAGTCAGACTCTTTCAGTAGGCGGTCACGGTGCAAGCGCACACGCTCAAGCCACCATTCGTCTGGTATTTCTTCAGGGTCGAAAGGTGTTTTCAGATTCATTATGCAGCCTCGTAGCTTCCTTGGATGTATAGGTAGTCGCCTGTTGCCCAAGTGAATGGGGTAGTGCTGGATGTGTAGTAAGTGTTGACATATGCACCAGCTGATCCCATAGTGACTGGATAGAAGAGAGTGCTGCTGATATGCCAAGCGGTCATCGCGTACTGAAGGCCAGCAGAAATATCTGCTGCGGTTCCTCCCCAGCTGAAACCTCCAGTGTTTCCCGTTCGTGCTGTGACTGGAAAATTGAAAATAGGGCCAAGAGCTGTCGTGTTTGAGGTTGAGCCTCTAGTGAATGTCATATCAAAGTTGACAAATGTTTGGATCTGGCAATATCTTCCAGTTAGAGTCCCATTTCCTAGAGTCCAGCCCGAGATTGTTGGCGTGTAGGTTTCCCATACTGCGCCTATCTCATTAAGCTTATCTGCGGTTAATATTTGGCCTGCGGTCAGGCCTCCGTTCCATTGAGTAGCGATGATCTTTCTCCTTTATGCGAACCCTGCTACGCCGTAGCTGAGTCTGTTGTTGTCAAGAGTACCGAAGATCGGATCGTCAAGGATGAATGAACGATAGAGATCGGCTGGGGTGAGGTAGAACACATACTCGGTCTTCTCGGGATCTGAGTTGATCTGCAGTCCCTCGATGACGCATTTGTAGGTCGTGTCTGAGGGGTTGCCGGGTAGGCGGTAGACGACATCTATGTTCTGACTGATGAAGTCGTTGTACTGCTGGAACAATGTGAGAGTGAAAGGGTTGACTGCGTAGTCCATGACATGGATCTCAAAGTAAACCATATTCTCGATTAATGCATTGCCCATGAGAGCTGCCAAATATTCGGCGCATCCTTGGACTTGTGTGAACGATCCGTCAACCTGTGTCGTAGTTGTTGCCCATGTTCCCCAGAGAGCAACTCCTACGGCGTTTGTCGCTGTAGAAGATCCGACGGGAGCGTCCACTGTGACGACAGTGTTGAACGAATCGCCAAGCGCAGACCTAAACACTGCGTTCATGGGTAGGACGGTGGCGGACGCAATGCCACCGAATGACAATGTTGAGACATTCTCGCCGACCTGTGACCTTGCCAATAGTTTGATCGTGTCGCCGTAGTTGATCATAAGACCGTGTTCGGTCTGCATATTTTGGGCGAGTCGAGCGCCGATCGTGCCGGTGTAATTGTCGGTGGGGTAGGCAGCACTGTTCCCGTCGTTTGTGAAACTGATGAGTCCTGTGTATGGCGACAGTTGCTCAAGCGTGTTGAGGTCGCCCAGATCCTCTTCTACAAGTTGCTCACGCGACAATAGTCCGAACAGATCGATCCCTGTAATTGTTGCTGTCGCTCCACCCGATGCGTACTGGAAGCCGTCATCATATGAAACGCTTTCAGTGTAAAAGAAGCTCCGAGCGTTGTTGTTCGTGCCTACTCCATCCCTGAAAACTTTGATCTCTGATCCGGGCAAGAAAGCGGACGCAAGACCTGTCGAGTTGTCAATAGTGAGCGACAGCGTTTGAGGCGAATAGTTCTCCAGCCATCTCTTCTTCCCATTAAAAAATGACAGCGAATAGACGAAGCCGTTAAGGCTGTATCCGTCCACTGTGACCTTCCAGAGGTTCTGATTGCTCATAGTGGCCTTGTGGTCACTGGCACTGGGCCACTCATTCGGACATAGCGTTGGAGAGCTGCGACGACAGCGTTTGGATCTGCTGAGGTGACCGTGATGTTGATCGTGGGGCCACCGCCACCGCCGAAGCCCATGCTTGCAGCTTTGGAGAGAGGGATGATCGCTTCAGGTTCTCCGCCTTCGCCGATCATAGCGATCTGAGGCGATGTCACGATTCCGCCTTCAGCTAGTCGGTTGAGTTTGACTGGCGGAATCTCGCCGAAGTTGACCCAAGGCCCAGCTGCTTTATCTATTCCGTCGAGGATGATGTTCAAGCCTTTGATGGCGAAGTTAAGTCCGCCTTCTAGACCTGAGATGACTGCGTTGATTACGCCTTTGAACGCTCCGCCTACTTTGTCAAAGATTGAGCCGGCTAGATCTTTGAGTCCGTTGAAGACTGAGATCACCATGTCTTTGAAGAAGACGATCCCTTCCCATGCTTTCTTAAAGGGCCAGAGGATGAGGTCTAGGACTGTTTTGAAGGCTGTGCCGATCCAGCCGATGAGGTTGCCGAGGAAGCCGATGATGGAGTCTTTAAACGTGACGACTGCGAGAACTGCGAGACCGAATGGCCCTGTGATCACTGCGAGCAACAGGGGCCAGTGATCTACTGCCCAGTCAAAGACGAACTTGATCGCGTCCCAGACTTTCTCGAATGCTGTCCCGATTGCCTCAACTGCTATCCCGAAGATGTCAAACTTCTGCTGAAGAATGATGAGCACTGCAACGATGGCAGCGATAGCGATCGCGATCAGGAAGATCGGGTTCATTGCCATGACAGCATTGAAAACTTTTTGAACTGCTGCGAATGCTTTTGTGACTGCTGTCCAAACTTTCATAGCTGTATTGACTGCAATGATTGCGACAGCGAGTCCGCCGATCACTGCACCGACAGCGACGATGATGCCCTTGTTTTTTTGAGCCCATGAAGCGAACTCCAGGAGCTTCGGCAAAAGTTTCTCAGCGAGAGGGACGACCGCTTGACCGATGGACTCCTTGAGTTCGCCCATCTGGATCCCGAGGTTCTTCATCTTGCCTTGAGTCGTGTTCGCTGCAGTGTCCGCTTGACCAGAGAAAGTCTCGCTCATTGCTGCGAAGACTTCATCGGCTGATGCGCCGCTCTTAACCAGATCGGCGAGTGCTGGATCTAGTTTCTTCAGTGGGCCGAGGTTGCCGTTAAATGCTTTTGAGAGTGCATCGGAGACAGCGCCGAGATCCTTCCCAGTACCGGCAGAGACATCAAGAGCGAGACCGAGAAGGTCTTGGGCCTTGGTGACATCTCCAGTTCCTCGAATGAGTGAGTCGAGGGCTGGGCGTAGTTCGTCGTCGGCGACAGCTGCAGCGACTGAAGTCTTTGAGATGAAGTCTTCAACTGATGAGACTTGAGCGTCTGATGCTCCGGTGACATTCTTGAGAGTCGTGCCAAGTTTTTGGGCTGCAGCGTCATCTTCGGCGAACGCTTTGACAGCATCAAAAGCGACAGCGCCGATCGCTGCGATAGCGAGCCCTGCAGGGACTGCAGCTTTGCCGATGGCAAACGCTGCCTTCTCG